ATTCACTTCGCGTGTCCTCTATTGATTGTTGGAGATTGGTAACGTAGGCCATTGCAGGGGGCTTTGCCCCTGCAATCCGTCTATGTTACACGGTGCGTAGCAACTCCTCTTTCATTTCGCGCATATCGCGAATGAACACTGATGCCTTGCAGGCGATGCAATTAGCGTCGAAGTGATCCGCTGGGCATTCTCCGTAGAGTTCCAATAGGGCCGCTATGCCGCTATCGCACTGTCTGACATGGCGCATATTCTGCCGGTGGTTTTCGATGATGTGATTTAGTTCCGTTAACATCTTTGCTCTATTCCTTTCTGTTGCAGTGCGGCTTCGCCGCTAATAGACGCCCGCTCTCGCTCCCGCTTCGCGAGGGTATTATATCATGTCCTCTTCACGCAGGTTCGTTAGTTCCGTCATTCTCCATAGTGCCCACTTCTTTACGTCGTCACTTTGCCCCCACTTTACCGCTGCGAGTGCCCGAGCGGTGTCGGCACTATACCCGACATCGAGCCAATGGACTAGTGCGGTGCGGTAATTGCACTTACGTTCGGCCTCAAGTGCCTTGGCCGCAACGTCGAGTGATACCTTATCCTCTCCGTTGTGTTTCCTGACAATTAACTCTCTTGCAATTTCTTCGATCCTGTTGATCTCCGCGAGGGTATAGTTCGCCTTTACTAGCGCCTTTAGCTCGTCTTTCATTTGGCTTATTGTCATGAGGGTTGTTGACATGGACATTATACCATTTCCTCTTCATTTGTGGTGAACTTGGTTATTTGGTTATTGAGCCACTCTGTGGGGTTGACGAGTAGGGCATCATTTAACCGGGCGGCTTCTATTAGCAAGCAACGCTTGGGGTCAGTTACCAACCTGGGGATTAGTTTGTCGTAATACGAACCGCCTCCTGCGGAATATGTGAAGCCCTTTGGCCAACCACCACGGAAATGGTTTAGCTCTGTTGCCAGGCCGTAGGTTAACCGCCTGGCGAAGCCTGCGGAGGTTAGCACGTAACATGCCGTGGCTAAATCTAGGGGATGTGTGTTGATTTCGCTCGTTATGATTGTTTCGCCCGTTCCGTCTTTGTATCCGTCGACGCAACATAGGGCCTGCAATGTAACGGGCCGAACTCGGCTTAGGGCCATCACAAGAGCTAGTATAACTGTGCCCCGTTTGGCCAAAGTCTCGGCCGCTATGCCCGCACTGGAGGTTGTCACAACTAATACCGTTATGGGACTAACCTCGTCTTGGGTGGTGATCTGCTGCCTCATGGACATTGGCCTGCCTGCTATTACGTCGGGCACGGCATAATATGCTCCGACCATTGCCGGTTCCCACATCTTGCGAGGGGTGTCGATGGTCCGATTGAGCTGGTCTAATACCTTTTCTGCTTGGGGGACAAGCGATGTATCGCCGAGTTCGGCCTTACGGAGTGTATCATTCTCTGTTTCGCCGCCATACCATTCGGAACCGGAATTGCCCCTGCGGCAGCCTAGGGCAATGTAGCTTGCCCTAAGTGCCGCCGTGCTATCATACCGCTTTATCATAGGGAAACCTCCTGCGGACGAAGTCTCACGCCGCTGACTCCAACAATTCGATCGCTACTTTGGCCTCATATAGATCGCAGCCGTGATCCGCACGGTATTGCTTGATTGCTTCCATCTTGCCCTTGGTGCGAAGCAACTCGATGTATTGTCCGCTATGGCCGCGAAAGGACGAGCTGGACCTGGGCGCTATGGCCTTCTTTTGCTCATCGCTGAGACCGGCGCAGAATGTCATGTCGATGGCATCATCGGGGCTGAATCCTTGTTGCAACAGTGAGATGCCGAAATAGGTTGCCCTAGGGCTGATAATTATCTTTAGCCCCTGCGCCTTTGCCGCCCTGCGGGCAGCTTGAACCGTCTCACACCACCGGACACCCTCGGAACCATGCTGCAAGTCCGCAATGGCCATTTCGAGCTTTTCGTCCGTAGTCCAATGCAGCTTAATGTAGCGATCTAAACTGGCTGCATCTTGCCTTGTTCTTCCGACGAAGTCTCCTGTTGCACCTAAGCCCCATGTGTTGGCACAGGACATTACGAGGAAGTCCTTATGCCTTTGGAAGTGTCCGTGGGGGAATTGGGCAAAGCTGTTTCCTGTTGCACTGTTTGTTGCAAGCAATGCCGAGGGACTGAAGTTGTCGATCTCGTCAAGCAATATCTCTCCGCCCTGGGTGAAGCGGCGAAAGAATGCCGTGTCCTGGTATTGCCCGTCAGGTGAGCGATAACCTGTTATCTTAAAGTCTGCATCGAGGCTGGACTCTGCCTCGAACTCGTAGCCGAGTGCCTTGGCAACTGCTTTGCAGGCGTGGGTTTTGCCGGAACCGGGCAGACCCGTTAGCCAGATGTTGAGGTGAAATCCGTCCGGTGTCCTGGCTTGTGCTGCGCGTAATAGCTTTGGGAACATCTCATGCTGGATGCCAAGGGCGATGATTTCGCTGGTCTTTTGGTTATGGACTTCGATGACCTTTGGCTTCGCCAGCTCCGTGGCCCTTACTTCGGCGGCGACTCTTGCTATGGCCCTGATTTGGCCTATTGCCTCATCGGATAGGCTTAGCTTCGTATTGGCGATCTTCTCATCGACTATTGCCGTGACAATGTCTTTGATCTGTTCTTCCGAAACCTTGGCAACTGGCGCCACAACTGTTGGCGCCGTATCACCTTCGTTCGCAATGAAATCTTCATTTAGATCATCAAGAATGGCTGAACTGGGATTAACCCTCTTTACCCAGCCGGCCAAATACTGGGGCATGACATATGCCGTAGCAAGGGACTTTGGCAGGGCTGTTCTCGCTTGCTTCTCCGGTATGCCGTGCTTCGTCAGCCACGTCTGGACGAGGTTCTTTGTGAGAAGATTGTCCTTAATGCGTTGCGTGAGGGTCCATTCATCGGTTGACGAACGGGAACCTGGCCTTATCCCTAGGCTTGTAGCGATTGCATCATCATCGTAAGTAGACATTGGATTGGGTGCTTTCGGTTGTTTGGGTGTGGTGTGGTAGGCTTAGGCACGAAGTGGGCTAGTGTAGAGGAATGCGGTAGCGGAAAACTACCGCATATCCCTATACTAGCATTTAGTGCATTTGGCCTATGGTGATTGTGTGCGTATCATTTGGGTTGAGATAGCCGGCTTCAATAAGGACGAGTTCTATTGCCCGCTTTATGGCCTGATTGCGCGTTAGGCCAATGTTGTCAGCCACAACTTCTTCCGTATCATCGCCATCAGTTCGTATTATGCCAAAAATCTTTGGCATGTTTTCATTGGAAAGGGCGTGGAAACAGACCGTGCTGGTGCTGACTTGGCAGGTGAAAGTGCTGCCGTCCGGATGGTTATAGACGCGGAGTGTTGCGCCGTTTTCCAACTCGATTGATTCTTTACCATTCATGACTTTAGGGCCTTTCTGATTTGTATGTGCGTGTGGGTGAGGCAGATGTTCGGCCGCTTGGTTCCTCCGCAGATAACCCAGACGATTGGCTTGAAGTTCGGCCCCATTGTCTCACTGAGATACGCACCGCGGAATTTCATTCCGACGTTTCTTATGAGCCAGTGGGCGTCTTCGTTTGTTATGGTGATTTGGGCTTTCATATCAGATCAGATCCGCTAGAACGTCGGCGACTGAAACGGGCACTGGGACTTTCTTCTTCGGCTCATCGACTCTGGCGCGCAATTTGGTGCTCGATTTGCCGTTTATGACCCTGTTGGCAAATTGAACGCCGTGCGACTCTGCGGTCCACTTATAGACTCTGTTATGCCGGGACTCAATCTCCGCAAGACGCTTGGCTTCGTTCCGTTCCGCTTGGGCCATAATTGATCTCTGTTGAATGTCTAAGGCCCATTTAATGCCCTCGATCGACCAGACTTGATCGCGGCTACGGGCACCATTTATGTATTGTTCTAGTATCATGCTTCCGTCAGGCTGTAGCTCTATTATGACCCTTGGCAGGGCACTAGCTCTATCCGTTGAGGGCATTGGACGTTTCCTTCCGATTGGCCAAGTATGGGCAAGTGGTATAGGACCACAGGGCACAATATCACAATGGTGCAACGATAATAGGGGTAAGAACGCATACCAGACCTGCGCGCAGTGCATACCTCATTGCCGAGCGTTTGGGGTTATTTCATAGCACGTCCTTTTTCTTTTGATGGACGAAAACGCCCTTTTCTCGATAGCTACTAAGTTCCTTATGTTTTCTTTTCATTTGCTTTATCTTTTTCTTCCGTTCTTCTTTTGTGAGTTTGTCGAATGGGGTTTCGGGAATTTGGCCTATTTCTATTTTCATTTGCTTTGTTTCCTTCGGATTTTAGAGGAGATTTTCGTTGCTGCCTGGTAAGGGGATGTTTATTTTATTTGCCTCGTCTTGTGTTGGTAATGAGGCCGATATAACATCTGGGTCGTAATTAACTTTTCGCATCGGTGAGGCTTTTTCTAGTGTTTGGTCTATCAGATCTTCGATGATTTGTTCGTTGAATTTATTTTTCCCTAATACTTTTTCTTGTTGCTTTTGTGCTTCGGCGATGCTGATAGCTTCTCCGGGCGGAATTATATTTCTTTCTTTGTTTCTATTGTTTTCGATCCATTCTTGTTCTTGCTTTTGTATTTCTTCTTTATTTTTGGCCCGTTGCCAAGCCGCGGTTGATGTTGCTGTGGTTGTAGACGAAGTCTCCCAAACTTCTCGCAATTGTGGTAGTAGGGTTTTTGGAATAGGTGGGGCGATTTCGTCTTTTTCTTTTGGGGCGGGGAGGGTTAATTCGGGACTTCTTGGCACAACGCCTTGCTTTAGTCTATTTTGCGTTTGGTATTCCCTTGCTTGATTGTTCCTTCGCATGGTTTTGTTGAAATGGAGTTCCTCTGCATAGATTGTGGCGATTAATTCATCGGTTTCTCTATCTCTATTTGATAAAAAGATTTGGTTTATGTTGGTTAATGCTCCGAGTAGATCGGCTATGACTCTTTTGGCATTGTGGTCTGTTGTATTGCTTAGGACCGTGTTTGCTTCGGACATTGTGTCCGCCAATGCTGTTATGGCAAATTCCTTTATGTTGCTTTGGATTTGTAATACCCGTTTGGCGCCGCGAATGATGGTCATGAAACGTTCTTGAGTTATGGGCACGGTGTTATTCTCCTATTTTGGTGGCTCGGAATGTTGATTTGGGGCGCTGTTATGGTGCGCTTGTAGAGGAAATTTGGCAATGATTAATAGCACAGTGATAGAGAGGCTTCCGCGAAAAGGATATGTCTTATTCCTTCTGGACTTGAGTGACTTGAACTGCGATTTGTTCTTCTTTTTTTTTTTTACGAAGTAGAGACAGACAAAGAAACGCCGAACCCCAACACAAACGAGAGGCATATGCAATTTGGGAAAGGCTTTTGATTTGTGTGCTATTAGTTAAGGGTGTGTTTGCTTTATAGTGTTTTATTGTTCGCGCAATGATTGTGTTTTTCTTGTTTTGTTCTTTCGCAAACTTCGTTCGCTTCGCGCATTTCTTTTTCGCGCAAAAGTTTCGCGCTTTTCGCGCATATTTCTTTCGCGCAAACAAGTTTCGCGCACAATTTTCGCGCAACAGATATGCGGTAGTTTTTCACTATCCCATATATCATTTGCGCTTCGCCCGGCTTCGCTGGATTCGGAATGTGGAATTTCCCCCTCGCAAGCTTTCATTGCGCCTGGCTCAGAGCGCACATTCGGCAATCTGCGATGCAATCAGCCGAAGGGAAAGATACCAAGCCTGGCTAATAGCAAGCTTAACAATCAGTAGGGTCTATTATGTATTCGGCACATGATATAACCTAGTGAAAGTAGATGCACGTTATAGGTCCGAAAAGAGACTAATCCAACGGTTATCGTCGGCTGACAACCATTGCCTTGGCACTCTACCGAGGGAGCCTAACTAGGACAACATTGCTGCCATATTTATCCCTTGGCCCATGCTGCAATGCATCAAAAGAATTTTCAGAAAGCCGCTAATCCTTTGTTGCATTGCCTTGCCACATATGGGATAACCCCTAGGCCAAGTGTGTTGCTTGGCAGGAAACAAAGGATCTAGAAAATGGCAAAGTCCAAAGTGCCTACCCCCGCAGAACTAGAACAAGCCGCACTTAACGTTGCGGCGAATTTGACCGTAGAACACAACACCAATGTGAAGGATCAGGACATGAGTGAGACACAAGAGACACAGACCACGGCCGCCAAGTTGGACATGCCAACGTTTGTTCAAGAATTGAAAGAGCGGGATGCAAACAAGAACGTCGTCCGCAAGCTGGATCTCGAGCTGACCGACAAATGGATTAAGGACATGGTTGTTACGGACCATGCGGCCGCAATGTTGAATGACCTGATTGCCCGGCAATTCGTTAACAATCAGGAGGCAAACGCCCTTGCGCGTAACAAGCGCCGTGCGGCCGCAACGACGGATGAAGAGCGCAATGCGGAGAATAACCGCGAGTTGACTGAGGCGGACTATGTGACTTTGTGGAACGCCTACAGCGGTCCGGCAATCCAAGGCACACCGCGCCAGAGCGCAATGCAGAGGATGCAAATCCAAGCCGCGCTTGTGGCATTTTCCATCATGGAGAAAGAGCACAACGAGGCGATGGATCGCGGCGAGGAGCCGACGCTATTCCGCAACAAGAACAAGCGGAATACGGTCTTCGTTGCTAAGAAAGACGCGGAGGGTAACACCGTCACGGCAGCGGAGCAGCGCGAAGCACTGGCGAAGCAGTTGCTGACAATCGACGCCTACGCCCCACGGATTGCTGCCCAGCTTGAGCTGATTGTTGCACAGAGCGATGCTAAGAAAGCAACTCCCAATGCGCCAGCGGCCACGGTTGACAGTGTGCTTTCAGATTTGGCCGCATAAGCCCACGGTCACAATCTGAGCCTACGGAGAGAGCCCCTAGTTGGGGCTCTTTTCTTTTGGGGCTTGCATCCGCCGTCAGCCTATGCCATTAATCCCTTGCCGCATGGTGCGGCACGGAAGGAAATATCGTTATGTCTGATTGGTTCTTCGCCATAATCCCACTCTGTCTGATCGGGGTTGCCAGTATCTTCGCCGCCGTGGGCTTCATTGCTCCGGCCGCACTGGCGCAAGGGTTGATTGATTGTTTCCCAGACTTCGTTAACGAGCATGGTCTTTTGGGTTGTGCCCTATTTTCCACTGGCATCCTCTCTGCCATTGGTTGCGGCGTCTGCACGGGCATCGTTGGCTACCGTATGACCATCAAAGGGAATTGAGACAATGACACAACGGGAATTGATTGCACGCTACCTCGACCATGCGGGGTATGTTTGCCTAGCTAAGACGTCCAAGCGTTGGACCTACCATGCTCATAGGCACGGCTATAACCGTTGCTACTATCTGGGCGCTAATGGTTCATTCCGTGTCGGGCGCACAGTAGCAACGTCTATCCCCGTGGCAGACCGGTTCAAGACGTTTGCCCTAGCGTTTAACCCCGAAGGGAATTGAGACCATGACAACAGTCTTCGCCGTAATGGACGCAACGCACTACCCGGTGGCAGTCTACCGCAATCATGACGCGGCCGTTGCAGAGTGTGACAAGCACAACACCATTGCCATATCCGTCGGCGCTACTGGATCGCTCTGCTACGTCATCCGCACAACCTTAAAGGACTAGGGCACACTCTCCTGCATCAAACTAAGGGGCCAAATGGCCCCTTTCCTTTGCCCGTTTGCGTTAGCCAGGCTTAACCTCGATTGTTACGTATCTACGGGCTTAACGGGGCTTAGACATATCCCTTACGGCGCCCGTTAGAGGGGTATACCTATATACCCGAGTTTTCTTGTGCCATTGTAGACGCCCCCTAAGCGCCGCAAAGGGCAGGTCGGAACGTTGCAAATAGTGATATTTCGCCCCATTTGTATAGACACTTTGTATATACTTTCCGTGCTGCGCCCTGGTCTGGCATGTCTACAAGCTTGTATATACACAGGGCACAGTGGTTGCACGGCCCATGCTATGGCACAACCCTTCGGTGTATGCCCTCTGGTCTGCCCACCGTGCCAGGCGTGTATATACGTGTTGTATATACACTGCCCCTATGTTGCGAGTGTGATAACATCTCGCCCTCGGCATGAACCCTGGGTTGTGTATCTACAGCCGTGTATACAACCCCGTGCCGGGTAGGGTCCCCTTCGGACACACAACCGCAGGTTGACGCTCTAGAGACGAACTGAAATATTCCAGTTTTTACGCATATATCTATCATCACTAGGTATTGTCCCTCTACAATCAATCAATTATAAAGTATCCACAGAAAGTGCTTGACTTTCAGGCAAAGCAAAGGCATATGCTATCTAGTGGCCCCATCCCGCCCAAAATTGGAGCACCGAAATGGCCCGCCCAGATCTCATACCGAGCCGCGGCGCTATAGCAGAGCCACTTCTAATGGAGGTTGAGCGAGAGCTGACCCGAGAGGATCTAACGCGCCTAGGAGATGCCCCAAAAGTCTCGGTCCCCATTCTCCAAAAGCTCCGAGCGACACACCACAGACAAGCACAGCTATTGGCAAAAGGCCATTCCCCAACCGAAGTCGCCGCCATAGTCGGCTGCACGGTGCAAAGGCTCGTCCAGTTGCAAGTTGACCCCACGTTTACGGAACTTGTCAGCTACTACCAAGACCAAATCATGTCGGCCATGATACAGGATTCGGCCCGGCTTGCCGACAAACTCGTCGATGTCGGGGAAATGGCAGTTGACGAACTCAGGGATCGGCTAGAAGACGATGACAAACGCCGGGCAATGCAAACAGGGAATATCCTAAAGATTGCAGAATTCGCCATGGACCGAACGGTAGCGCCTCCGAAGACAAGCGTCAATTCCCAAGCGGCGCCGGCGGCAATAACCATCAACTTCGGAACCCCACTACGTGTCGTAGACAAGGTTCAGCCGACAATAGAGCACAAGGCAGACGATGAGTAAGGTATATGGGGTAGGGAAATTCTACCCCATCTATCTTCCAGTGCCCCTCTCCATTCGTCCCTACGCATCATGCGGTTCCCGTTCTCACTCGCCCCTTCCCTTTCCCTACGCATGATGCGGTATCACTCTCCCGAAGGAAGCGTTCAATGGTGCCGCTTCGGCCATAGGCTAAATGCCAAAAACACAAGGTTAATGCGACATTCGAAGAACAAAAAGACCTATCTGCGGTGCCTAATATGTCATGCCAATCGCCAAAGGGCGCTTCGCTCCAGGCGCCGAACCTCGGAGACAATTGTGGCGCCATAGGTATATCGGCCAGGTATTAGCGAACGTAGTGCAGCGGAGAGCAGCGGAGCGAAACGAAATGAAGCGTCTGAATGGAAGGCTATGCTTCAGTTAAAGGAAGTCCCAAATAGCAACACATTCCTTTGGACAGATATGTGGGAGCACTATTCGCAACCGAATGGATTCGTCGGCCGGAATATCTGTTACTTAATCTACGACAACGGTGTTCGCTACGGGTCGATAGTCGGTGGCAGTGCCACCCTATTCCTCCCAGGCCGCCAAAATTTCTATCTCCGAAGGGGCATAGCGTCATTTGCCCTCGAGGAAATCATCAACAACACATTCTTCCACATCAATAAGATCGACGGGAAATACCCTGCGCATAACTTCGTCCCCAAAGTTTTGGCCGCATGGCGAATGGCCATTACCCGCAGGTGGATAGAAAAGTATGGTAACTTTGTCATCGGATTTGAGGCCCTCGTCGAGTTGCCCCGAACGGGAGAGTGTTATTTGCGCGATAAGTGGACCGCCGTCGGTGAAACAAAAGGCTATACCTGTAAGCGTCTTCCCGGAAAGGGATCTGATAATTGGACCGGCCGCCGGAAGTGGAATACAACCGAAGTTGCGCCCAAGTTAGTGTTCTGCCGAATGGCATAATAGGAGACATCGCCAAATGTCTGAAACAACGTTCAAACCAACTCTTTGTATCGACTTCGACGGCGTTATCCATCGCTATTCTAAGGGCTGGCAAGATGGAACAATATACGATGACATCACCGAAGGTTTCTTCGAGTGGGCCGAGGAGGCGCAGATGCATTTCAAACTCGTCATCTATAGCTCGCGCAGCAAGGACCCGGACCAACTCAAGCTGATGGCCCTATGGCTATACGAGCAGCGCAACAAGTGGGCCGCCGCGCAAAACACCGAAACGCTCATGGAGCTTGAAATTGAGTTCGCCAGCCAAAAGCCTGCGGCGTGGTTGACGATTGACGATCGGTGCTATCAGTTCTATGGCGATTGGAATGCTACCAATCTTCGCCCTGAAGCTATACTCGCCTTTCGGCCGTGGAATAGCCCGAAGCCCTAGTGCAAGGCATATCCGGTAGTGACTTTCTACCCCATCCACCTGGGATTTCCCTTGACAGGCTTCGCCAAGGAGTTATACTCCCCGCTATGCCAGCTTGGCGCCCCAGTCGGCCTCGGTGGCAAACCGCTTCGCCCCAATAGCCATGTCCCAATATACCACGCACACTTACCTACTTACCGCTGCGGTGGTCGTAACGGCCTGAGATTAGCCAAGGTGGGCCGCCGTGGGAGCAGAAAAAGACTGCAACAGAAAAATCATTCAGCGGTGGTCCTACTTACAAGGAGTTCTTCGTTACATTTCTGGGATGTATCGCCGTTCACACCGTAATGGTAGGACCTCCCCACCGCCTCAATTGCCTTCGCACCTACTTACTGATGAATAACAAAAACAACGCTGGCTTGGTAGCTCTCGCAACTACTCGATGGAAGCTAGGTAAATGCGAGAGCATAGCCATCCCTAGCTTCCACCTAAAGGAAACAACTATGAACAACGAAACCACAACCATTTGCCGAAAATGTGGCGCGGAGGGAACGCACCATTGCTCTATGCCTGGATGCCCATTGCCGCCTTTGAAAGTCACCGAGACACAGCTACGCTTCATGTGTGAGCAGCTCCGTGAGTGGGGTGGCCTGCCGGAAGCCGAAATCCGGCGTATCTACGAAGCGGAAACGAAGAGGCTGGTAGAGAAACGTGAAGGGCAGGTTGATGCGTAGGAGACGGTCATGACCCTAATGGACGATGCAATTGAGAAAGCCATGTCGGCCTTAGATAGGGCTGAGAAACAGTTTACTAGTTATGCGGAACACCATAAGGCGAAAGGAGCCGGTGACAAGGCGGCGACGAACTACGGATACGCCGTTCTGTGTGCAGACGCCTTAGAGCACCTAAAGCTAGCAGTGGGCGAAAGCAATTAACGACTTTCGCATAGTTGCCGGGCTTATTCGCGCCGAACGCTCTCGCGCAGGCATAATATTGCCAAAAGCAACCTCCACGGCCCAAAAGATGGGTCTAAGGTACGAGAGGCGAATTGGGAAGGAACTCCATCGCCACATAGGGCAGGATAAGTTTATTAAGATAGAGCATAATCCGTGGCTGACCTATCGGGACTCGTTTGGACCGGGGAATTGCTGTCCGGATTATCTCGTCTGGCACAACGATTATATTATCATCGTAGAGGTCAAACTCTCTTGGGTCGAAGTAGCGGTTGAGAAGCTAAATGCGTTATATACCCCCGTCGTCGCCGCCGCATTCGGTCTAATGACAACACCCCTAGTCATATGTCGAAATGTTACTTCCGAGAGTCCCCCTGCTTCGCACACTGTTAGTGCCGCCCTTAGTTCGCCCTATCACTTGCTACAGTGGCCAAACAATGGACATCTCTTGTGGTAAAGCGAGTCCTTATTGGGTGTGAATTTAGTGGCACCATTAGAGAGGCATTCGCTCGCCTTGGCTTCGACGCATGGAGCGTTGATTATGAACCTAGTGAAATAGCGGGCCAACATATAGAAGACGATGTGCTGAATGTCGCCTGTCGGGGCCATTGGGACTTACTAATTGCCCATCCGCCGTGTACGGATCTAGCAGTCTCTGGCGCTTGGTTGTTTGAGAAGAAAGGGGATAAACTAGAATTTGCTTTACAACTTGTTCGTGACCTAATGAACGCCCCAATAAAGCATATTGCGATAGAGAATCCCGTTTCTATCATTAGCACTCGCCTACGGAAACCAAATCAGATCATTCAGCCGTGGTGGTTTGGGCATGATGTTAATAAGAGCACCTGCCTTTGGCTTAAGAACCTACCGCTGCTTCGCCCGACAAACCCCACTATCGCCTTCGGCTCTATGGCATATGAGATGTCACAGCATCGGAATAGGCCCAAAGAGCGCAGTCGGACATACCCTGGGGTTGCCAAAGCTATGGCCGAACAATGGGGCAGGGTGTTATAGTCCCCGTAGAGGAAATCAAGGAATGGCTCGAGTGGGCAGGCAGTCGCCTCCTGTCTTTGCAAATCTCTTCGCCACTTCCCAAAGAGCCTCATGTCTCTTGGCCCGAGTTTGCCCAGGACCATAGAGAGGCATATGGATATACTGGTGAACGACTCCGGGCGGCAATACCCAATCGGTTTGAAATAGAACTAATGGACGAAATACTACTTCTCCCAGGTTTAATACAGGACATTACTCGCCGTCGGATAGTGAATGCTAGAGCCTTGGTAACACCCATATCGAATCGTTACTTATATTCTTGGACCAAACTTGCCTTCATGCTCCACACGTCGAAGTACCAAGTCGTCCGTCACCATGTCCTTGGCCTGAAGGATATTCAGCGAAACGTTTCGCAAGATAAGGTAGATGCGTTTATCCAATCCTTCACAAACCTGGGATCAAACCCTTGACCTTGCCTCAGAAAGCCTTCACCCTCTGCCTCATCATAGGGCATTCAGCTTTCGGTTCCTTCCGTGCTCGTGCCCTATGGTTCGCCCGGTTATGCCGGGTCGGGGGTTTCGGTGTTTACTTTGTTTCCTCTCCTTAGAGTCGTGGCCAGGTATTTCTCCCACAGGAACGGCACTGGTCACGGCTCTATTTTTCCCGGTGCTAGGTAAGGAACAAACAACTGGCCGAGTTTACAAGACCCTACTTATATCCTAAGCAGCTTGAGGCAATATTCTGCCCAGAGAGACTTGCGCTCATCGAAGCCTCGACCAAATCGGGCAAAACCGTCGGAAGTATCGCTTGGATCGTCGAACAGGCCCTAGGTGGCAGCACGGGCCATAACTATTGGTGGGTAGCCCCAGGGTATAATCAGGCCGAGATAGCGTATCGCCGAATTAAGATGGGGCTAACACCCGGAAGTTTCACCGCCTTCGACACGCCAACTCCGCGTATCCATACGATGGCCGGAACGTGGATATGGTTTAAGTCGGGCGATAACGCAGACTCTCTCTACGGAGAGGATGTCTATGCGGCAATCATTGACGAAGCCTCTCGTGTCAAAGAAGACGCATGGTATGCCGTCAGATCGACACTGACTGCAACCAGAGGCCCTATCCGCATCATCGGCAATGTAAAGGGGCGCAAGAATTGGTTCTATAATTTGGCTCGCCGCGCTGAGAGTGGCGAACACAAAGGGATGCACTACGCCAAGATCACTGCTGATGATGCCGTAAGTGCCGGGGTGCTTGATAGTGAAGAAATAGACGAAGCAAAGAGAGACCTTCCTGAGAATATCTTTAGGGAACTCTATTATGCCGAACCAGGGGATGACACGGGAAATCCTTTTGGTCTCGATCATATTCGGGCTTGCACTATTGGTGATCTGGGGCCTGGCCCGGTTGTTGCTTGGGGCATAGATTTGGCGAAGAGTCAGGATTTCTTTGTCACCGTCGGATTGAATGAACATGGCCAAGTGGCTGCCTTTCACCGCTGGCGTGGCTTGCCGTGGCGTCAGAGCATTCGCCGGGTGTGGGGTATTGTCGGAGAGGACACGCCTGCGTTGGTTGACTCGACCGGCGTTGGAGATCCGGTCCTTGAGGAACTACAACACGAACACGGGAACTTCATCGGTTTCCATTTCAGCTCGACATCCAAGCAGAAGCTTATGGAAGGTCTTGCCGTCAGTATCCAGTCGAGAGAGATTGCTTTTCCGCAGGGTCCGATTGCCCAGGAACTCGAAATGTTTGAATATGTCGTTGCCCGGACTGGCATTAGGTATAGTGCGCCAGAGGGGCATAACGACGATTGTGTATGTTCGCTGGCCCTTGCTCGGCAGATGTGGACCGAAGTTGCCCCAGGCGAGAATATCATGAAGTACTATGCCGGGGTTTCGACAGCTCTGCGAGAGAAGGAAGCAGCTCTTCCTTTGATTAACAATCGCCCTTGGCGAGATGAGCCAGACCTAGCGGTCGATAATATCACGGCGAATGAGTTAGAGGAACTCTATAACGAAGTCGTGGCCCAGACCCTTCCGCAAATGAGGCGTGTATGTGTCTCCTGCGGAAAGGCCGTTACCGGCGGTAGTCGCGTAACGGATGGGGAATTGTTCTGGCACAACGCATGTGCAGGACGGAGCAATTCTCCTCATCGTGCCTTAGTTGCAACTCTAATATAGGGGAAACAAATGAAGAAGCTACTCTATGCTACAGCCGGCCTCTTAGCCCTCGCCACAGTGCCCGCGAATGCCACGCTGCTAACGGGCTTCTCGCAGGAGAGCCTGAATAATACCGTGGTGGCAACTGACGACGGCGCGGTGACGAATATCAGTGTCGCCGCAGGAACGCTAGTTACACTTGGTGGTGGGTTGTTCAATGTTGCCGGGGCATCGTTCGAACTCTCCGCAACGTCGATCGACAGCGCCGTGAATATCTCCGGTGAAATCGTCCAGCACTACAGCGGCAGCTTCTGCGTCAGTTCCGTCGCCGGCTGCGGCGGCAACTTCCTCTCGGGCACATTTACCGATGCCGCCTTCGGTGCTGCTGGTGGCCCCGGCCTGACCGTTCAGGTCAGTAACCCGCCAGAAAACCTTACGTTATCTTCGAATGTTATTCCGGCCGGTGAACTCTTACCGCCGAGCTCGTTCAACCTGACGTTCGTCAATTTCTCGACACCACTAGTCATTGACGGATCGACCATTGGTGCATTCGATGCATCATTTACTGGCGATGTGTCGTCTAACGCCGTTGCAGCGTCTGAACCGGCGTCTCTCGGCATTCTTGGCCTGGGTCTTCTCGGCATTGGCATGGTTGCCCACCGCCGCAGAAGCTACTAACAACAATATAAACTTGGGAAACGCAAAGGACACACCAAAATGAAAAAGTTACTAATGACTACGGCGGTTGTTGCTGGTGCCATGTACTTCACCGTCCCAGCATATGCTGCGCTAATCTCGATCTCTAATGCTGCTGGGACTTGCGGTGCACCGGCGCCAAACGGGGCTTGCGAAGGCCTTACCTATACTCTTGAAGCGCAAGCAACAGCCGATCCGCTGACGGAGCAATTCGCCTTACTTATCACGGGCCAGAACTCAGGCACCGACACACGTGGTGGCCGCACTGGCATTGATGCCTTTGCGTTTAATCTCGTGAACAATAAGACTAACTCGCCCGCAACGGGTGTTGTGGTCGGGACTATCTTCGACGGTACGTTGGTGAATAATCCGAGTAATTGGGTGTTCAAGAACGGCGGATTGAACTCAACCGGCTGCAATAGCACCGGGAATTTCTTCTGCTTCGACAATACAGCGATTGACCAGAACTCCAATCCCCAGATTATTCCTACGGCGCTACTCGGCACTACGCCGATCGTGATTGGATTCGAAGCAACGCTGTTGCCGGGTGACTCTTGGGCAAACTATAGCACCGCCCTGAAGATCAACTGGGTCGGTACTCAGCAAAACTACAGTCTCGTGTCGGAAGATATTCCGATTAACACATCGTGTCCGGATTGTGTGATAAATCCGGTGATCGTAGCGACACCAGAGCCGATGTCAATTGCCCTCTTAGGCCTCGGTTTGCTTGGAACAGTTGCGTTCGGGAGACGCAAGACTAGCTAGTCTCTTTCTTCTCGTTTGGGAGTGAAACTTAAGGCCCTTCGGGGCCTTTTCTTTTGAGAAAGGCCTGAGATGGCAGTTATCAATGTTGCCGTCGGTCAGAGCATCCAGCAGGCAATAAATGCGGCTAACAGTGGTGATACTATTGACGTTGCTGCTGGTACTTATAATGACCAGTTCCTAACCATCGGGAAGTCCCTGACCCTTCAGGCCATTGGCGGCCAAGTGGTTATGACCGAAGATACTTCACCAACCAACGGTAAGGCGATGATAACGGAGGGAGCAAGTGGCCTAAATGTGGCAATCAATGGGTTTGAGATTAGCGGGGTTTCTGTATCGGATCGAAATGGCGCTGCGATCCGCTATGAGGGAGGTGCGCTTTCGCTCTCCGACGATTACTTCCACAACAACCAAGAAGGACTCCTTGGTGCAGCCGATCCAAACGGTAGCATTACCATCAACCATAGTGAATTTGCCTTCAACGGGGATGGCAGTGGATCAACGCATAACATCTATGTTGGCGCCATTAAGTCGTTTTCGATAAGCAACAGTTATGTTCACGAGGCTGTGGTCGGTCATGAAATCAAGAGCCGCGCACAGGATAACACTATCACGAATAATCGCATATTCGATAACAATGCTAGTGCTAGCTACAGTATTGACCTTCCTAACGGTGGCAATGCTAGCATTACGGGGAACACCATAGAGCAAGGTGCGTTTACACAGAACCCCGCGATATTCGCTTGGGGCGAAGAGGGCAATACCAACGGCGGGATGATGTTCATCACGGGCAATACGATCGTTAATGACGATCCTAGTGGTTATGGCGTATTGGGAGGGCCGGCATCATTTACCAATAACTCAGATTGGAACCTCTCTAATCTCGGCAACGTAATTGCTTCTGGCAATACTGACCTTGCAACTCGCCCAACGTTAGATACATCTTCGTTGACGTTTGGCACTACGGTTCCACCTCTGCCCCCACCTCCGCCCGTGCATGGCCACGGACATGGACATGGCCATCATGTTAATGTAGTGAGCGCAACTCTATGGTCCGATCACCAGTAAGGAGAACTGTAATGGCTGAAGACCCAAAGGCTGAGGAAGAGCAGAAGCCCAAGGAAGAGGCGGCAACAAACGCGCAGAAGAAACGTGATGCGCTAAATAAGGCCCATAGGGCCGTAGAAGAGGCGAAGAAAGGAACGCCTGAGCAGCAAGCGGTGGCATCGGCAGAACTGCTGAAAGCCCAGAACTTGCCCGATTAGTAGAACCGTTCTTAACAACTATAGGAGAGTGCCTTATGCCATTTGTTAGTGGTTTCCTTCGGGTTCGTGAACGGGGTCATCCGGATAATGAACTTCCTGGCATGGAAGGGCCGGTTGATCCAGGTTATGGGCATGATATGGGTGGGAGTATCGACAACTCGCTTCCCCCGGGAACGCCGCCTATCGGTGTGAATTTGCCCGCACCCCCTCCGGGTATTTGGCCACCACCCAGTTTCGGTCGGCCAATTGTCCCGATCGGGCCAGATAATACACTGCCCGTGCAACCGGGAACTATTTGGCCGTCTCCCGGCCGCCCAGCTCGTCCAGGACATGATCTGCCGTCCACGGGACATCCTGGTGGTGGACCTATGCCTGGTGGCGAAGGGCCAGACAATACTCTTCCGGGCGGCTCTGGCGGAATGCCCGATAATACTCTACCGTCCGTCAAGTTCTGGGTCGTAGCAGGTATTCCTGGTATTGGTTGGCGCTACGTTTGTGTCGATCCATCGCTGGAAGTGGGAATGCCCCTCCCACCTGCACCGGCGCCGAAATAAGGAAACTTATTTTGCCGCATCTCGCCAAGGGTTACGAGCGTCATATGGGAACAGTGGTTCCTGATGGTCATTGCGTAGCCCTTGTGCGAGAATGCGGTGGGTTGCCGCATACGAGCGAATGGAGGTGTGGCGAATTAGTAAAAGGCTCATACCTTGCTTCGGGCACATGCATCGCTACCTTCGATCCAAATGGATTATATGGCAATCATACCGATGGCCGCAGCCATGCGGCAATATTGCTTTCGGAAAATACTGATGGCCTCTTAGTTTGTGACCAATGGAAGGGCCAGGTTTGCCATAAGAGGCTTATTTCCTTTCGTAACGGAACTGGTGATGCCGTCAATGACGGTAATAAGTTCTACGCTATTGAGCTAGTTAGTGATGTCGGAGTCTAATGATACCGGAGGTCTCCTTGCTGGCGTTAGTGAGAAACTTATTCGGGCATTGCCGCCTGCATTCCTCTTACTTGTTTTGCTCAATATTGTCTTTCTCGGCGTGGCAAGTTATGTCTTTCAGCACAATACTGCGGCCCGGAACGAGATGATACAGAGAATTATCACCTCTTGTTTGGAGAAGAAACAGTGAATATGGTATATGCGGTAGATTTTCCCTACCCCATCTATCATACTCGCGGAGCTTCGCCGCAATGAAGATACTATGTAAAGTGAATAAGAAGCCGGCGCTAATCGTAGGTTATTGCCAAGGGCACAAAAGCAAAGTTCAGGCAATTGTGATAACCGATGGGCAATTGAAATCCGTTGGCCTAAAAGACATCGAACTAAATGAACTTCCAGGGGAACTAGATGCTTCGCCGTCAGCCAAGCCCGTATCTCTCAGAGCGAAATTGGCTTCTTAATAACATGCTGCCAAGTATTGTCAATTCGCACCAACTGAAAGCAATGGCAGACTTAGCGTCACTGACACCGGATGGTGCGTTCTGCGAGATCGGCGTCTATCATGGCGGCAGTGCCTATTATCTCTACGAGGTTGCCATAAAGCAAGACCGAGAGCTACACTTATTTGATACCTTTAGTGGCACCCCGGTCTTTACCGAAGGCCTTGATAAGCACCGGATAGATGATGAATTCGCGGATAAACATGCCCCAAAACGTATCGCAGACTTGATGCCCCTAGCACATCTTCACATCGGTATTTACCCTGATACCCATCCTGCGGAGATGCGAAGCATTGCCTTTATACATTGTGATTGCGATCAATACGAAAGCTACAGCAGTGTTATTCACCGTATGTGGCCACTTGTTGTCAGCGGAGGTATTCTTTTGTTCGATGATTACCCTTATCTCGCTGGTGCGAAGAAGGCGGTAGAGGAGAATTTCTCTATTGATGAACTAAAGACTTGTGCCCAACGCTATTATGTGGTGAAACGCTAATGAGCGTTTGGTATTGCACTAATTGTCAGATAATGTTTGCCTTCCCGCCCCATTGCCCGAAATGTGGCAAAGCTGGGGTATTCGTTCCATGACTGAGGCTTATACGAATGAGGACTTTCTGAATGCCCTGCGGGATGTGCAAGAAGGTGCGAAGCGCCTTGGCCCAGGTGATTTCCCAGAATGGCGACGGGAGAACATGGGGAAGGCCCGCATGGCTGGCCAACAGGCCCCCGGCTTCGGCCTCATGGGACATTCGCTCAACACAAGTTCCAGTGCTCGACACGCAGCAAGAAACACGCCGCACGGAAACCGGGCCGTAGGTATGCAAGGAGGGGTTCCAGCCGGTGGTAGTCCCCGAAACCCAAATAGCAAATACGATAGTCTTCGCCCCAATCAGCCAAACCCGTGGATCGACGACGTTAATATGTCCTCCATATGGTATTCTCCTATGGAACCAGTTTGGCCATTCGGACCCCCATACTATAACGTTCCTCGGGAATGGGACTTCCCTGTCGGGTATAATCTTAACTACGTAAGTCCCCGAGTTGAGCTAATGGGAATGCTTCGGGGCATGAGACAGAGTTGGGGCGTGTTGTCAACCATTATAGAGACAAGAAAGGATCAGTTGCTTCGGGTTCCTTGGACAATCCAAGTTCGCAACAAGCCTAGGGCTGACTCCAAGTTCGTCGATGAAGTTAGGTCATTCTTTCGTCGGCCCGACGGTAAGCTAAGTTACTCGCAGTGGACCAGGAAGCTTCTTGATGATCTCTTTTGCATAGATGCCCCGACGCTATACATGGACCGAGATCTTGGTGGGCATCTACGGAATGCTCAAGTTCTGGATGGTGCCACTATTTTTCCTCTTATTGATGATGTTGGTCGTCGGCCTGATACTGAGATGACCATTTCAGATGACGGTGTTATTTACCAGAAGCGCCAACCGGCCTTTCAGCAGATCATCTACGGTTTGCCTATGATTAACTTATCCGAGGATGAGCTAATCTACGGGATGATGAGGCCTAGGCCCGAGTTGCCGATGTTTGGCTACAGTCAGGTTGAGCAAATACTTACAGAGGCAACTGAAGCCATTCGTAAGACCTTCTATCAGCTTGAGTTTTGGCGCTCTGGTTCGATGCCCGAGTTGATTGTCACCGTGCCAGATAACTGGACCCCGAGACAGATTGCTACGTTCCAGGCCCATTTTGATGCCGTTCTTAGTGGCCAGTTGACACTGAAGTCGAAGGTCAGGTTCGTACCGGGTGGTATGAAGCCCTTTGATATAAAGAACGCAAGTGGAGAGTCGCTCTGGTCACAGAGGGACGAACTACTCGTCCGCCTAGCATGTTATGCCTTTAGCGTCTCTCCAACACCGTTTGTTAAGCAGATGAACCGGGCCTCTGCCAATCAGGCCCAAGAAAGTGCGAATGAAGAGGGTCTCTATCCACTAATGAGTTGGTGGAAAGATGACATTATGGACACGATAATTCAGGAGAAATTTGGCTACGGGGATATTGAGTTTACTTATCTTCCTCGCCCTGAGTCAGACCAGTCGAAACAGGCCTCTATCCACCAGATCCGACTTCATGATGGCGCGATGACAATCAATGAGGTGCGGGAAGAACTCGGATTGGAGCCGATTGTTGACGGGGATTATCATCTGTTGTTTACTGGTGCTAGCGTTGTGCGTCTCGACCAAGTTATCTCTGGAGAGGCACTCATGCCAGGATCTCCAGCACCGACAGAGCCGCCCAAGCCTGCTTCCGAAACGGGCCATGCCACTGCCACTCCTGTGAGGGGGCCTGCAAGGCCCAAGGGCGCTAGCCCCATTCCACCAGCAAAGCCCCCAAGTGCCTCCACGCCTGTCCACAAGCTGCTGACGGGCAAGGAAATAGCCTCTGCTGCGGCTCAGGCAGAGCGCAATCCATCCCACAATAGGCGCAAGATAGGCAACTACCCGAAGGGCCATATCTCTCTTCGCGGTCTAGGCATTTCCATAGAGAACGCAAAAGGCAGTAAGCGCCATAAGGGAACAAGAATGGCAACTGCCTACGGGTATATAAAGGGCACCGTAGGCGCCGATGATATGCACGTAGATTGTTTCCTGGGGAAGCATCCGGAGTCACTAAAGGTCTTCGTCATAGATCAAGACAAGTTCGACGCAAACGGTAGAGACATGGGCTTTGACGAACACAAGGTCATGCTCTGCTATAGGGATGTCGAAAAAGCTATCAAAGACTATGATAAGAGCTATGATGCCTTCGGAAGAGAACGTATCTCTGCCATAACGAGCCTTTCTTATGATGAACTGAAGGATTGGCTGAAGAACGGTGATATGAAGACCCCTATCGCAGAGCAGGGTGTTGGCTCCGTAATTGCTCGCCGAGGTGTTGGTGGGGGCATAACGAAGACAGATACTGTTAGCCAAAGCACGGGGCTTTTGTCATATGACCAAAAGACTGCGGTTCCTAAAAAGAAGCGCAAGAAGAAATCGAAACTCAAGAGCGGGCCAAGGTGGCTTGCACTCGTAGCATAAGGAGAATACCATGCAAAATATGATCCTGATGAATGGCAATATGATCGGTGGAAAGGTAAATGGGGAATTTGGCCTCTATTGGCAAGACGAGGATGGGACATTCACGGTTGATTCCCGAGACGTAGTGTCTCTGATGAATGCCGGGATGACCGTAGCATCGGAAGCTCTCATAAAGTCCCATGAAGTAATGCTGGAGAAGCGGGCGAAAGAACAAGAAGCTGCGGCCAAGAAGCTTGCTGCCGAGGAAGAGGCTGAAGCAAAACGCGCAGAGGCACAAGGTCAGGTTCAGCATCCGGCGGGAACAAAGGCTGAAGTGGGACAGAACCAGACGAAGAAGTAAGTTCTATGAATACCTATGTTCCTAAGCCCCGTATGACTCGTGTGGAAGAACTCAATATGATTGGCGTTGAGTTCTTTCAGAAGGGTCAGATGGAACCAGCAAGGCTTCACTTTCTCTCGGCCCTCTTCATGGAGCCTAATCAGCCGCAAGTGTTGCAGAACCTCGGTGCGGTGCTAAGGAACCTGAACTTCTACGAAGCCTCGGAGTCAATTGCCCGAAGAAGTGTCGCCGCTAGTGGCAATAACCCATATTGTCTATCTAATTTGGGTGTTGCCCAAATGGCGCTTCGGAAATATGGCGAAGCCCTAAAGACCCTGAAGACGGTAACTAACGGTTTACCAGATGCCGCTCCGGGTTGGCACAACTTCGCCCTAGTGCTATATATGCTCGGCCGCTATGAAGAGGCGCTGAAGTCATTTGACAAAAGCCTCGAATTGGATAGCACCAATTCGCAAGTGCAGAGTGATAGGGCACTAACGCTGCTTGCCCTAGAGCGCATACAAGACGGCCTAGAGAGTTACGAAGTTCGTTGGAAACTCTTGGCTAATAGTAAGATTTGGGAAAAAGACCTTCCGGAATGGAAAGGGGAGAACCTGATTGGCAGCCGAATACTTGTTCACCACGAACAGGGCTTCGGTGATAGTATAATGCTCGTCCGTTTCCTTAATCCCTTGGCCAAATTAGGATGTTCGATTACCTTGGCTGTTCCGGACGAACTGACGCTGCTATTCCAACGCAGTTTTAGGTTCATTAAGGTCATTAGCTTAACCGAAGCTGAGGCGCTGGATAACGTCTCGGCCTTCGATTATCACACGCCCATGTTATCCTTGATGCGTTGGTTGGGTATTAAGACCCCGAGTGAAATAGACGCATCAACGTATCTTTATGCTAAGCCTAGTGAAGACAATCGGCTGCCTGATGCGGCGTGTAGAATTGGGATTTGTTGGGCCTCGGGTAATCACGGGCCAACACTTGTTGACAGAAGACGGGTTATTGACCTAACTAAGTTCCTACCGCTAAGTGAAATTCCCGGTGTGGCACTAATCTCGCTTCAGAAAGGCCCTGATACTAAGGCTATTATTGACAACGGAATGGAAGGAATTGTATTCGACATTACGCATAAGTTTGAGAATTTCGCAATAACGGCAGATTATATTGCAAATCTTGATCTGGTTATTAGTGTTGATAGTGCTGTTGCTCATATTGCTGGTGCAATCGGTAAGCCCTGCTTGATGCTCTCGCCCTATACCCGCTGCTGGCGCTGGTGGGGGAAGAGCCACGGATGGCCGTGGTATAACCGCATGGCAGTATATTACCAAAGCGAAAATGGCAATTGGGATAGTGCTATGAAGAAAGTGATAAGTGCTGTGAGAGAGGCGAAGGTTAAATAAGATATATGAGGTAGCTTTTGTCTACCCCATATACCTTACTTAACCGCAAATGGAGGACTAAACAATGGCTTCGATGACAAAGAGCGTTGCTGGTGCCGTTTCGACCTATGTTATCACCGATGTAAAGGGTTCGACCATTACTGTTGCCGTGACGCAAGGCATCGGCGCTGGTATTACCGCAACATTTGCCAGTAGTGGCACCGTTCGCCCCGATGGACAGCAATATCTAGCTAACTTTATGCAAATGGTTAGCACCGGACTTCTCCCATAAGAGGAGGCTAAGACTGTGCCCGATAGCATAATGCCCTTTGCCATCACCGCAGAGTCAATGGTGTATGTGTATTGCCCGCCCAATTTCCGTGGGGTAATTGCAAATACACCAACACGGACGACATATGGCTCAGTGCCTAATCAGATGATTAGCATTCGCCGAGAGGATGAGGCCTATCTCATTGCTCGGGGCTTTACTCCGGCCGCACCGATGTCGGCCGGTGATGCTAGTCTCGCTACGACTGGCAATGGGGCGGTTGTTCTATCTAATGGGGCGGCAATAACGGGCATAGCCAATCCGCAAAGCCCAGGGGATGTTGCTAATAAGGCCTACGTTGATAGCACCAGCGGTGGGATAACCGATGCACCGCTTGATGGCAATACCTATGCTCGTTCTAGTGGTGCTTGGGCACAAATAGCGCCGGCAGGTGATGCGGCAACAATAGAGTATGTTGATGCCAAAGACGCCGCAATGCAGGCGTCGATAGATAATCTCTCCCAAAACCTTGTCTTCATCGGTCAGACGAATGTCCCTAGTGATAGTACGAACTTCACCCCAGCCTCGGGTGTAACTCCGTCAACAGGGCCAATTCCGTTGCCGACGGCGCAAAACAAAGGGCACTATGTTATTGTCGTCACGGCGGGTAATCCCCCAGTAGGCTCTAATATCCCTGCGGGAAGTTACGCTAAGTCCGATTGGATAGTTAGTGACGGAACTACTTGGACCCAATTGCAACTAGGCAGAACCTCCGTTACTGCGAGTGAAGTCGGGGTTGTTCCAACAATTGCAGGATTTGCCGATACTCAATCCGTCCTCCAACATCTCTATGAGAGTGATCCACCGGCGTCGTCAACAACCCCACTTATGAATGGCCTAGCGGCGGTTGGTATAGCACCATCTTTCGCTCGTGGAGATCACGTCCATCCAACGGACACAAACCTCTACCCAACGTCTAATCCGGCGAATTATGTCGATGCCGCTGGTGCCGCACTGGCTTCGCCCGTTAAGTCCGTGGCAACAAAGACTGGGGCTATTACGCTAGTTCATGGTGATATTAGCGATTGGTCAACCTTCGTCCCAATTGCCTCTTCCACTATGCCCCTAGTTAATGGCACAGCGGCGATAGGGACGAGTGGCACATTCGCCCGCAGTGACCATGTTCATCCAGTTGACACCTCGCGTTATGCGGCGAGTAACCCTTCGGGCTTTCAAACTGCTGCCCAAGTCACGGCCGCATTGCCAGTTGCTTCCTCGACCAATCCATCTATGGCTGGGGCTGTTGCCGTCGGAACGGGAACCACTTGGGCCAGAGCGGATCATGTTCATCCCGTTGATACCTCCCGTGCTCCGGCTATGGGCATTACCAACGGAAGTAATGCCACTGCTGGGCAAATCGGCGAATATATTGTCTCGGCTAATCAAGTGGGTTTTGCCTTAACTTCGGCCATTGCGTTAACAATCGCTACTATTAACCTAACCCCAGGCTGTTATGAGGCATGGGGACTAGTAGATTATTCCCTTGATGCAAGTAAGGCCCCGAGTATGATCGCCGCAGCAATTAGCAGCGTTAACAACGCCCTACCGACAGATACAGCGATGTATACGGGCATCGGCAACATGACGATGCTGAACCTAACGGGGTTGACTGCTGGTGCTCGGCAAGTGCTGATGACGGGCCAATGCCGGGTGAATACTAGCACCGCTCTTACGCTCTATGTAGTAGCAAACGCTATTTGGTCCAGTGGCGGCACACTCTTGACGAAAGGTTATATCTGCGCCCGTCGTGTGAGATGAGGGGACATAATATGCCTATCGGATTTATCTATTGGCTAATCATGCTGCTTGCAATAGTGTTCTATGGGGTAGGTTATTGGGGACCATATGCCGATAATCCCCACTGGCCTAGGTTCAATGGTGTTTGGCTCTTCGTCTTATTGTTCATCCTCGGGTGGGCCGTGTTCGGCTTTGCCGTCCAGGGGCCAGGCATTCGATGAGCCCGTTGCTACTAATCATCATCATAGTTTTGTTATTTGGCGGCCTCGGAGGAGGCTATTATGGCTACCGGGGCGGATATTATGGTGGTGGTGGCTTTGGTGGTCTCGGCCTTGTCGTTCTTATCATAATTATATTCCTGTTGTTTAGCGGCAGGTTCTGATAAGTGCCCTACGGTTCAACAAAAGAGCTTCCGGCGAATGTCAGAAGCAAGCTAAAGGGTAAGAAGCTTCGCCAATGGATGCACGTATGGAACTCTTCCTTTGCCCGCCATCAGAGCGAAAGCATTGCTTTTGCCGAGGCCTGGGCTACGGTGGAGAAAGCCGATGGATTTGGAAAGGCCAATGTGATGAATGACTTCCAATTCTTCTTGCCAATTGCCAAATTGGATCAAGAGAAGAGAACGGTAAGTGGCTATGCTTCAACGCCGAAGAAAGACTCGGACGGAGAGATCGTTACACTCGGTGCAATCAAAACGGCCCTACCGGATTATATGGCATGGGGCAACATTCGGGAGATGCACAAGTTATCTGCCGTAGGTACTGCCGAGGAAGCTAATGTTGATACCAAGGGGCTGTTTCTAACGGCAAAGATCGTCGATGATAGTGCGTGGAAGAAGTGCCTCGAAGGCGTCTATAAGGGCTTCAGTATCGGTGGCAGAAAGCTTGCCAAAGAAGGGGATACTATAACGGCCA